TTATTTTGATACTACTTTAGGTAGAGCTGTCTCTAAGTTTGTTGCATCAGAAGATTTAGTTGTTCCTTATATGGCAACTGATTTAGAAACAGCAGAACGTGTTACACATATTTTAAAAAGAACAAAAAATGAAGTACGTAAGATGCAAGTTATTGGTATGTATCGTGACGTTGAAATTGATCCATATAAAACTGAAAATGATGTTCAAGAAACAAAAGATCGTATTGAAGGTGTAGAGGATGATGGTTATAAGAATGATAATTATACCTTATTAGAAATTCATTGTGATTTAGACTTACCAGGTTTTGAAGATGAGGATGGAATTAAATTACCTTACATTGTTACAATTGATGAAGGGTCACAAGAAGTTTTATCTATTTATAGAAATTATGAAGAAGAAGATGCGTACAAAAAGAAAAAACAATATTTTGTTCACTATAAGTTTTTACCTGGCCTTGGTTTTTATGGCTTTGGGCTTATCCACATGCTCGGGGGTTTATCCCGAACAGCAACATCAGCCCTCCGTCAACTTATCGACGCTGGTACATTGTCCAATCTCCCTGCGGGCTTTAAAGCTAGAGGGTTGCGAATTAAAGACGATGATAATCCCCTCCAACCAGGAGAATTTAGGGATGTAGATGCTCCAAGTGGGGATCTAAGACAAGGGTTATTACCATTACCATATAAAGAACCATCTCAAACTTTATTTCAATTATTAGGATTTGTTGTTCAGGCTGGTCAACGTTTTGCCACAATTGCTGATCAAAAAATAAGTGATGCTGCGGGTGCAGGCGCTCCTGTGGGAACTACAATGGCTATCATGGAACGTGGTACGAGAGTCATGAGTGCTATTCACAAAAGAATGCATTATGCACAACGTATAGAATTTAAACTTTTAGCTAAAGTATTTAAAGATTATACCGAACCTTTTTATCCATACAATGTAGGGAAAGATATTGTTCCAAGTGTTAAACAAGCTGATTTTGATGATCGTATTGATATTATTCCTGTATCGGATCCAAATATATTTTCTATGTCTCAACGTGTTACGTTGGCACAAACACAACTACAATTAGCTCAAGCTGACCCTGCGGCGCATAATATGTATGAGGCTTATAAAAGAATGTATCAAGCTCTTGGTGTTCATGACATACAAGCTATTTTACCAACACCTAAACCACCGGCTCCAAAAGATCCAGGTTTAGAAAATGCTGATGCTTTAATGGTTAAAACATTAACAGCTTTTAGAGAACAAGATCATCAAGCACATATCGATGCACATCGTACATTCATGTCAACAATTCTTATTCGTAATAATCCAAATGTTACAACTATACTTCAAGCACATGTAATGGAACATGTTTCGTTATTAGCTAGAGAACAAGTGGAAGCAGAAAACACGGAACAAATTCAAAAAGTTGCTCAACAATATGGTGGAGAATTACCACAGGAATTACAACGTCAATTCCAGGAAGAATTAGAAAAACAAGTAGCTGTTAAAATAACAGAGTATATTGAGGAAATGTTTATTGAAGAACAACAATCAATGGAAGGTCAAGGGGAAGATCCACTTGTTGCACTAAAACAACAAGAAATAAATATCAAAGCTCAGGATCTCCAAAGAAAAATTGAAGATGATGAAGCAAGAATAGCTATTGATGAATCAAGAATAGAGGCAGATGCTAAACAGCATCAAGATAAGATTGATTCACAAGAAGATATAGCTCAATTAAGAGCTAATGTTAATTTAACCAAAGCAAAAGAACCTAGAAAAATCGACGAAAAACGAGATATAAAGTTTGATAACTAATATAGGTCTTGTAAAAGTGGTGTTGACGTCTAATGTAGAAATTATGACTGTGGCAGAAGAAAAATTACATCGATGGTTTGAAGAACTGATGGTGATGGCAGAAAAGACTTCCAAATGTGAGGAAGATAATATACTCTTAGCAGGTGCTTTTATGAGTGCAGCTCGGGTTTTATATTATAATCATATGAATCCTGATCAGGCTAAACATATCATGGAGCAAAACACGTTTGATTTTATTGATTTAATCAAACCAACCATACACTGAGGGGTAAATATGGCAAATACTGGAAGAATGAACTTATTAGAGGAAGTAGGTCGTATTGACGCTGAAAAATCTAATAAAAATAGAAGAGCTGAAAAAAAACGAGTTATTGGTGAACTTAACAGAGGATATAAAAAAGGTGGATTAGTTACTGAAATGTATTCTCGAGGTTATGGCGTAGACATAAAAAGTAGACGCAAACCAACAAAAATTTATTAAGAGGTTATTATGGCTACAGCTAAATATATAAATGGATCTAAGTATCCTAACGCTAAAATGACTGTCTCTGAAGATCTAAATCCTTATGCAGGACCTACAACTAATAAAGCATACGCTCCTTCGACAGCGGCTCTGAGAGTTCAAGGACCTACTAAAATTGATAATTTAGGTGACGGACCAAAAGGACAACGCAGTAAAATGCAAATTAAAAAGGTTGCTTTTAAAGGAGTTTTTTAGATGCCTCCTAAAAAAGAAAAAGGTTTAGAAATAACACTAAAAATCGGTGATCTGATTAAAAAAGGGCGACCTGTTCCTCAACAAAAATCAGCTCCCCAAAAGCCTTTTGAAAAAAAGAAAAAAAAGAAACCATTAGGAACTAAAGGTGGAAAAGGAAAACCAGCACGTACGGAAAAACCTGGAGTTCCACACGGAGTAGACAAAAAAGATTCACAAGGAGTAACGATATTAGAAGTTGCAACTGGAGGCTCTGTTCATCCACCAAAGAAAAAAAGAGGCAATTATGGACCTAACATAGGTAAACCATTTAAAGCAATGGGCCCTGTAGGAGGTCTTCCAGTAAATAAATCTGGAACAGAAATAATGGCTGGTAGACTAGCTACACGTGGTTACGGAAAAGCTAGATAATGAATTGTAAAAATTGTGGTCATGGCTGTCATTGCAGCGATGGTAGTTCTTGTCAATCATGTGATTGCAAAAACTGTGAACATGATGTAAGTTAACCCCTTTAAAAAGGAGGTCATATGAACCTATTAAAAGATTTATGGGCACACGTTAAAGAGTGGTCGGATTGGAAAATGAAGGATTGGATCAAGGCGGCCATTGTAGCTGTCGTTGTTGTAATCGTTATTTCTAGCATGACAGGTGGAGCAGCATAATGTTAAATCTCATCGGAGGACTATTAGGAGGTAAAGGCGGAGCCTTAAAACAAATCACTAATGTAATCGATGAACTTCATACCTCAGAAGAAGAGAAATTAGATAAAAAGATTTTAATGCAACGCATTCAACAAAAACTCGCTGAGAAACAGTTGGATGTCAATGCAAAAGAGGCTGGTCACCGCTCCGTTTTTGTGAGCGGTTGGCGCCCCGCAATCGGCTGGGTAGGAGCCTTTGCCTTAATGTTTGAGTTCATTTTATCCCCTTGCATAGAATGGTACGCAAAATTTTCTGGTATGGCTATATCAGCTCCGGAAATTCAAACTGGGCCCTTACTAGCAATTGTCACTTCAATGCTCGGAGTCGCCGGCATGAGAAGTTTCGAGAAGGCCAAGGGACTAACTAAGTAATGGCAATACCTAAAGGACCAGGAATGGGTGTTAGACAACGTATAGCTAATGCCGCAAACTTGGGAAGAAATATTGCACGAAAACCTATTGGCGATCCAACAGGTCAAGGCTTAAAAGGTAAAACGTTAACAGGCGGTGCTATGCAAATAAAAAGAAACGTTGGAACTAAAGTTCCTGAAAGACGAAGAAAAGGTGGAATGGTAAAAAGTTCTGCTCAAACATCTGTAATTAAAGGTGCACAAGCACCAGGATCAAGAGAAGGATCGGTTATTAAAGGACCTAAAGCAAAAGGATCAAGAGAAGGATCGGTTATTAAAGCTAAAACAGGTGGATGGATTCAAGATGCTATTAAAAAACCTGGTTCTCTTCGTAAATCTTTAGGAGTTAAAAAAGGAAAAGATATTCCTGCAAAAAAACTTAATGTTGCAGCGAAGAAAAAAGGTAAACTAGGACAAAGAGCAAGATTAGCTAAAACTCTTCGTAGTTTTAAAAAATAATGCCATTTAGATCGGCAAAACAAAGAGCATATCTCTATGCTAATAAGCCAGAAATGGCGAAAAAATGGGCTTCTGAACACGGAAATAAGATTGTAAAAAAGAATAAGGGAGGGTATATAGAGGTTTACCCGCGAGGATTTAGTAGAATGCTTCCGAGTAAAAGACAGAAAACTAAAATATTTATATAAGGAGAAAGAATGTCTGAAGTTTTAAAAAAAAGAATACGTGATCACGAAGGTTTCATTGCAAAGCCATACCTAGACTCATTAGGGAAAGCTACCATAGGCTACGGCCACCTTATTACTGATGAAGATGAATTTGAAAATGGTAAAGAATATTCTAAAGATGAATTATTAAAATTATTTGATAAAGATTTTGAAAAAGCACAAATGGGTGCAGATCAATTAGTTGGTCACATCCAAGAATTACATATTGAAGCTAAAAATGTCATAACAGAAATGGTTTTTCAGCTTGGCACTATGGGGGTAAGAAAATTTAAAAATATGTTAGAGGCCCTTGAAGCACGCGATTACCACAGGGCAAGCGCCGAGATGCTCGACTCACGTTGGCATGCGCAGACAACAAATCGTTGCGAAAGTTTGTCAAAAATAATGTCTCAATGCGCTTAGAGAATTTTTTTACATATTACAAAAAACAATTAATCTCTAGACAAGACCAAGTAAAACAAGCTATATTACAAGGTGTAAAAGATTGGGAGGAATATAGGTATTTAACAGGTAAGTTACATGCCTTAGAACAAGAAGTACAGGAACTCACGGACCTGCTAAAGAAAACGGAGCTAGAAGATGAATAAACCTAAACTAATTGTCCCAAAACACGTATGGGATACTAAAACCCCTGAAAAAGCAAAAAAAGAATTAGAAAAAGTACCACAACCTACTGGGTTTAGAATGGTATTATATCCTTTAAAACTAGAAAGCAAAACTTCAGGAGGATTACATCTTACTGATGACACAGTAGAACAATCTCAAATTGCTACAAATGTTTGTAAAGTTTTAAGAATGGGACCGAGTTGTTATAAAGATAAAGAAAGATTTCCTGATGGACCTTGGTGTAAAGAAGGTAATTGGGTTCTTATTACTAGATATGCAGGATCTCGTATTAAGATAGACGGTGGTGAACTTAGAATAGTTAACGATGACGAAATACTGGCTGTTATCGATGACCCAAGAGACATTTTGCCAGCAAACATTTTATAACATGGAGGCACCATGCCAGAAGCAATAACACCAGCATCAGAAAAACTTGTTCCTATAGATACGTCAGGGAACGCTGTTGATGTAACTTTAAAAGAAGATAAAAAAGATGACGTAGTAGCTACAACAAATGAGGATGCTCCTATTGTTGAAATTAAAGAAGAGAAACCTGTTGAAGTTGTAGAAGAAAAAGAAACATCGAAAACAGAAGAATTAGAAGAGTATAGTGCGGGTGTAAAAAAACGTATTGATAAACTTACTAAAAAAATGCGTGAAGCAGAAAGACGTGAACAAGCTGCAATTGATTATGCAAAACAGGTTCAAGAAGAAAATAAAAAAATAATGTCTAATTCTCAAGCTACTTCAAGACAGAATATAGAAAAAAATGAAGAAGCTTTAGTTACTCAAGAAGCATTAACAAAACAAGCTTTACAGCAAGCTATTGAATCTCAAGATCCGACTAAACAAGTTGAAGCACAACAAGATTTAGGTAAATTAGCTATTGCTAAAGAAAGATTAAAACTTCAAAAGCAAAGATTAGCTCAAGCTGAGGCTAAACAAGAGGAACAAAAACCTGTTGAAGAACCCTGGAACCAAAATAGAGCTAATACCCCACCTCCACCTGACCCTAAAGCAGAAGAATGGGCTCAGGATAATAAATGGTTTGGTAATGACAAAGCTATGACTTATACTGCTATGTCTTTTCATGATGAAATAGTAAACGAAGGGTTTGACGTAAGCTCAGATGAGTATTATAAAGAAATAGACAAACGTATACGAAACGAATTTCCTCATAAGTTTGAGGATAGACCGAAGAGAACTCAAAAGGTTGCTTCGGCGGTACGAACTTCGTCCACTGGACGCCGCACTGTGAGACTCACACCTTCACAAGTTGCTATCGCAAAAAAACTTGGTGTGCCCTTGGAAGAATACGCAAAACAC